TTTCTGATCACCCGGCTCGAACATAGCGGCGACTATAATGGCGAGCGCAATTACACGCTGGCGCTGGAGAGCAGCGGCGCAGTGGTGGCGGCATGAGCGGCGGGGCCAACCCCGCGCGCGGCGAGGCGGAAGTGGCGGGGCACAAGCTGCGCCCTTGCTTTGCCGCGCTGGTCGCAGCGGAGGCGGAGCTGGGGCCGTTGTTCGCGCTGGTCGAGCGCGCGGCAGCTGGCGAGCTGACGCTGGCGGAGACGGCCGCGCTGCTGTGGCACTGCGTCGATGGCGAACGACCGGAGCGCGGAGCCTTTTGCGCAGCGCTGGCGGCGGCGGGGCTGGTCGCGGTGACCCCGGCGCTGAGGACGGTGCTGGGGCAGATTTTGCATGGGCGGTGAGGGTGGTTTTGCCGACCACGCCGCACGGCTCGCGGGGTTGGCGGGCGTCTTGCTGGGTTGGCGCGCGCACGAGTTCTGGACCGCAACGCCGGCAGAGCTGGCGGCGGTGCTGCATGTTCTGGTGGGTGAGCCGGTGGAGCATGGAGCGGACGCGGCAACGCTCGCCCGATTGACGGAGATGTATCCCGATGGATGACGACTTGAACGACGCGCTGGTGCGCGTGCGCGCCGACACGCGCGGCTTTGCCGCCGATGTCGAGGCGATGCGTGCCGCGCTCGAAGGGCCGCTGAGCGACGGCGCGGAACGCGCCGGACGGGCGATCGAAAGCGCGCTCACGCGCGCGGTGCGCACCGGGCGGCTGGGTTTTGACGACCTGCAACGGGTGGCGGCATCGACGATGGCAGAGATTGCGCGGAGTGCGATTTCGAGCGGGCTGGGCGCGCTCTTTGGCGGCGGGGCGAAGGGCGGGGGTTTGCTCAACCTGGCAGGCGGGCTGCTCGGTGCGGCGCTCGGTCTGCCGGGGCGGGCGACGGGCGGGCCGGTGTCGGGCGGGCGGCCCTATCTGGTCGGTGAGCGCGGACCGGAGCTGTTCGTGCCCCATGGTGCCGGGCGGGTCGAGCGGCTGACCGGTGGCGGCGGGCGCGACATTCGCGTGACAGTGAACATTGCGGGTGCGGGCGCGAGCGACCCGCAGCGCCTCGCCATGAGCGGGCGGCGGGTGGCGATGGCCGTCCGGCGGGCGGTCGAAATGGGGGACGATTAGGATGGGCTGGTGCTTTGCCGAACCCCTGCGGCCCGAGCGCGAGGAGCACCGGGCGGTGACGTGGATGCCGCGCTTTGACCCGCGCTTTTGGACGATCGATTTTCCGCGCCCGATGATGGGATGCGTGGTGACGACCGGGGCGGATGCGCTGCGGGTGGAGCTGGCCTTCACCGGCAAGGACAATCTGGCCGGGCTGATCTGGGCGAGCGAGGACAAGTGGGATCACCCGCTGCTGAGCTATGAAACGGCGCGGGATTTCAGGGCGGTGCAGCTCAGTTTTCGCTGGCGTTCGGCAGGGGTGAAGCCGCTGGATGCGGTGTGGGGCCCGGTGCTGACAATCGAGGGGCGCGATGCGGGCGGCGCGGCGCGGGCCTGGTATGTGCGGCTGTGGAATTATGCGGTCGGCACACCCGAAGATGCGGAGATTGCACTCGATTTCGGTGCGCTCGATGGCGGATTCCTGCTCCCGGAGGAGGCCGACCCCGTGTGGGCGGGCGATGTCGACCGGATGTTCATCAGCCTGGTGCCACCCGATTATGATGGCAGCGCCGGCGACTATGCGGCGATGCAGGGCGGTTGGGTCGAATTGTCGGAGATAGCGGCAGCGGGCGCGGGCGCAGTGCTGCGGCTGGGTGATGCGATGCTCCCCAACCATGGCTGGTCGGCCGCCACCGCTTATGACGATGCGTATAATCTGACCCCGGCGCGGCTGCTGCGGATGGTCGAGGCGCTGGGGTATAGCGGGAGCGATGCGCCGCTGCTGCTCCATTATGTCGGCATGAGCCATTATATGGCGCTGGCGCGGGTCGGCGGGGATTGGCGAGTGACCGGCGACGGCGCGCTTGCCGGACCGGCGGCGGCGTGGCACGCCGACTATGCGGCGCGGGCGAAGGCGATGGACCTGACGATCATCTGGTCGCTGTCTTATGAACTGTTCGCCGCCTATTGCCCGCCCGACTGGATGCAGCGCGACGTGGATGGCAACCCGGCGCTGACCGGATGGGTGCCGCCGTCGAGCCTGTTGTCGCCAGCAAACGCCGCCGCGATGGCATGGCTGCGCAGCGTTGCCGGGCGCTTTGTCGCCATCGCGCAGGGTGCGGCGATGCCGGTCCATTTTCAGGTAGGCGAACCATGGTGGTGGATCACCCCGTCCCGCAAAATCTGTGCCTATGACGCCGCGGCGACCGCGATGCTGGGGCCGCTGTCAGTGCCGATTGCCGATATGGGTGCGGCGCTGAACGGGGCGCAGCGCGCGATGCTCGATGCACTCGGCGCGATGCTCAGCGCATCGACCGCGGAGCTGAGCGCGCATGTAAAGGGGCTGGCACCGGCGGCGGTGACGTATCTGCTCGCCTATCTGCCGACGATATTGGACGCAGGCATGCCCGAGGCGCGGCGGGCGAACCTGCCGACCGGCTGGGCCAAGCCGGCGTTTGATGTGCTGCAACTGGAGGATTATGACTGGGCGGCACGCGGCCAGGCGGGGGCGAGCGCGGCAGGTGCAGCAGCAGCGACGGCACGGCTCGGCTATCCGCACGCAGAGCAGCATTATCTGACCGGCTTTGTGCTGGACCCTGCGGACAAGGCGCAATGGGCCAATATCGATGCAGCCGGCGAGGCGGCGGCACGGCGCGGCGTGGCGCGGGTGTTCGTGTGGGCGCTGCCGCAAATAGCGCGCGACGGGTTTGTCCATTTTCAGGCCAGACAGGAAGAGGAGGATGGCGTGGAGCCTTTTGCCGATGTCGATTTCCCGATCGCCATTGGTCGCGCGGCGAGCGTGACGACCGAATTTGCGACCGCAATCATCACCAGCCAGTCGGGCGCCGAACAGCGCAGCCCCGACTGGGCCGATGCGCGGATGCGCTATGATGTCGGGCCAGGCCTGCGCAGCGAGGCGGACGTGATGACGCTCGCCGCCTTTTTCCGGGCAAGGCGAGGCCCGGCGCAGGCGTTCCGTTTTCGCGATCCGTTTGACGATGCAGGCGAGGACGAGTGGCTGGGCAGCGGCGACGCGGTGCGCACCGACTTTGCGCTGGTCAAAACCTATGGCGCAGGGGCGGACGTGCTGCGGCGGCGGATCACCCGGCCGGTGGCGGCGAGCGTCGCTGTGACCGTGGACGGCAGCCCCGCCTTTGGCTGGACATTGGCAGACGGCGGGGTTGTGCGTTTTGCAACGCCCCCAGCCACGGGAGCGGCGGTGCGGGCGAGCTATGTTTTTGATGTGCCGGTGCGCTTTGCCGAGGACCGGCTAGAGGTGGCGCGCGGGACATTTTTGGCAGGCGAGCTGATGAGCGTGCCGCTGATCGAAGTGCGCGAGGCGGCGCTGGTTGGACCGGGCGCATGATCCCCGCCTGGTTGACCGCGCCGGTCGTCCCGCTCGCCTGGTGCTGGCGAATCGAGCGCGCTGATGGCGTCACCTTGGGGCTGACCACGCATGACCGCGATCTGACCATCGGCGGCCTGGTTTATCGCGCCGCGCCCGGTATCCGCCCGTCGGCGATCCGGCAGACGCAAGGGCTCGACGGCGACCGGATGGATGTCGAAGGCGCGCTGACGTCTGCGGCCCTGAGCGCTGTTGATCTGGCGCAGGGGCGGTGGAGCGGGGCGCGGCTGACACTGTTGATCGCGGATTGGGAAGCTCCGGACGCACGGCATCTCACCATCGCCGAAGGACGTCTGGGTGAAGTGACTGTGGCGGGGCAGGCCTTTAGTGCCGAACTGCGCGGGGTTGACACCTGGCTCGATGCGCCACTGGTCCCCGAAACCACCGCCGGTTGCCGGGCCGAGCTGGGCGATCGCCGCTGCCGCGTCGCGCTGGCACCGCTGACTGTGCGCGGCATAGCCAGCGCAGTAGCGGAACGCGAGGTGACCGTGCCTGGCGCGCCGGACGGCCTGGCGCATGGGCGACTGCGCTGGCTGGCCGGGCCACTCAAGGGGTTGAGCGCGCCCATCCTGGCGCAAGCGGGCGACGTGCTGACATTGGCCGATCCGCCGGTGCTGCCGGTCGCGGCAGGCACGGCAGTGGAACTGACCGGCGGGTGCGACAAGCGGGCGGCGACCTGTGCGGCGCGCTTTTCAAACATGCACAATTTCAGGGGCGAGCCGCATCTGCCGGGAACGGACCTGCTGACCCGCTATCCGGGCGGATGATCGGCGACGCCGCCTGGGCGGCGGCGCTGGCGCTGATCGGCACGCGGTTTCGCTTGCATGGCCGCGATCCGGCAAATGGCCTCGACTGTGTCGGGCTGGTCGCGGCGGCCTATGGCGCAGCCGGATGGCCGGTGACCGGCGTTCCGCAGCGATACCGGCTGAGCGGACCGTCGCGGCGTGTCGCGGAGGAGTGGCTGAGCGCGTGCGGGGCGAGGGCAGTGACCGATCATGTGCGGGCCGGTGATATCCTGCTCGCCGACATGCTCCCCAACATGAGGGCGGGCGAGCAAGTGCAGCTCCACCTGTTCCTGTTGGGGCCGGGCGGGGCAGTGCATGCCCATGCAGGGCTCAGGCGGGTCGTGCTCTCTCCGCTGCCACTGCCCGGACGTGCACTAAGCCGCTGGCGATTGATCGAACAGGAGTGAGCGATGGCGACCTTGGTATTGACGGCGGTCGGCACCGCGATTGGCGGGCCGATCGGCGGGCTGATCGGTTCGGCGCTGGGGCAGGCGGTCGATGCGCGTTTGCTGACCCCGGGCGGTCGGCGCGGGCCGCGCCTCTCTGACCTCAGGGTGCAGACATCAAGCTATGGCACACTGATCCCCCGCCTTTATGGCCGGATGCGGGTTGCGGGCACCGTCATCTGGGCCACCGACCTGATTGAGCGGCGGGCCCGGCAATCGGCGGGCAAGGGGCAGCCCAAGACCACCAGCTATAGGTACAGCGCATCCTTTGCTGTCGCGCTGTCGTCGCGGCCGATCAGCGGTGTCGAACGCATCTGGGCCGAGGGCAATGTGCTGCGCGGCAGCGACGGTGCGTTCAGCAGCCCGACGATCTTTCGCGTGCATTCGGGTGGCGAGGACCAGCCGGTCGATCCCTTGATTGCGGCGGCAGAAGGGCCGGGGGCCGCGCCCGCCTATCGCGGCATCGCCTATGCGCTGTTCGAGGATTTCGACCTGTCGCCCTATGGCAATCGCATTCCGTCGCTGACCTTTGAAGTGGTGGCCGATCAGGCGGCGATCACGCTGGCGAGCGCGGCCGATGACGTGCTGGGCGGGCTGTCGGGTGCAGCGAGCGCGCCGCCGATTGGCGGCGTGGTGCTGGCCGCTGGATCAAGACGGAGCGCGATTGAGTCGCTGGCCGCGCTGCTGCCGATCAGCCGCGATCCGGCTGGCGGCTGGCAGGTGAGCGACGCGGCGCAATCGCCAACGATGTTGCCCGAAACGGCTGCGGCAGACGGGCAGGCCATGGCCGAACGGTCAACCGGCGCGGCGGACCGGCTGCCTCGCGCGCTGTCGCTGGCGCATTTCGACCCGGCGCGTGACTATCAGACGAGCGTGCAGAGCGCGCCACTGCCCGGCGGCGGCGGAGCAGCAGCGACAATCGACCTGCCGGTGATGGCCGATGCTGCTGAAGCGCGGGCGCTGGTCGAGCGGGAAGCGGCGACGGCGCGCGCTGCCCAGGCGCAGATCAGTTGGCCGGGCGGGCTGGCGGCGTTGGCGGTGCTGCCGGGTATGATTGTGAGCGCCCAAGGCGTGCGCTGCCGGGTTGGCGAACGGCGGATCGAGGGCGGCGTCGCGGTGCTGGCCTTGCGCGGGGTAATGGCCGCGATGGTGCCCGCGCTGGCAGCGGATGGCGGGCGGGCGGTGACCAGCCCGGACCTGCCGACCGGAGCGACCGTGGCCGCGCTGTTTGACCTGCCCGCACTGACCGCCGCTGACATCGACCGGACCCGACTGATATTGGCAGCGAGCGGCACTGGTGCGGGTTGGCGGCGTGCCGGCGTGGAGCTGATCGCGCAGCCCGGGGCGGCACCGCAGGCGATCGGCCCGGTAGAAGCAGCGGCGGTGTTCGGCACAGTGACGGCGGGGACTTCAGACAGCGGGACGGCAATGCTGTTTGACCGGGCTGGCTGGGTGGACGTGGTGCTGGCGCGCACGGATATGGCGTTCACCAACGCCAGCGACGACGACATGCTGAGTGGAGCCAATGCGGCGCTGGCGGGCGAAGAAATCCTGCAATTCGGGCTGGCCGAGCCGCTTGGCAATGGCCGCTGGCGGCTGAGTCAGCTGCTGCGCGGGCGGCGGGGGACCGACGATGCGATGGCTGCACCGATGGCCGGGCGTGCCTTTACGCTGCTCGACGATAATGCGCTGCTCCCGGTTGGCGACGACCTCAGCCCGGCGCAGGCGGGCGGCGAAGTGCGGATCGCTGCAACGGGCGCAGCGGCCCCGCTGACGTTGCCGATCACCAGCGCTGGGCGGGCCGAACGGCCTTTGGCGCCAGTGCACCTGCGTGCCTTTTGGCAAGCTGATGGCTCGCTGATGATCCGCTGGATACGCCGGAGTCGCAGCGGTTATGAGTGGCGTGACGGGGTGGATGCACCGCTCGATGCCCCCGCCGAAGCCTATCAACTGGTGATTATCGCCGGGAACACCAGCGAAACGAACGCGTGTGGTGCAGCTGAATGGACGATCCCGCCTGCCAGCCTCGCCGCATGGCGGAGTGCCGGCGTCACGGGCATCGATGTTGAGGTGCGCCAAGTTGGGGCGGCGGCGCTGTCCATTCCTGCGGTGCGCAGTTTCCCCATCTGAACAGGAGAATGAAGCGATGGCCGAATCGACACCCCGTCTCGCGCTGCCGATGCTGGCGCCCGGACAGGCGCAAAAGGAAGTGACACATAATGAGGCGCTGGTGCTGCTGGATGCGCTGATCGCGGCGACGGTCGAAGCGGCGAATGCGGTCACGCCACCCGCGCAAGCGCTGCCTGGCCAATGCTGGGCCCTCGGCAATGCGCCGACCGGCGCATGGGCCGGGCAAGGCGGCGCGCTGGCCATTGCGACAGCAGGCGGCTGGCGTTTCTGCCCGGTACCGGACAATTTTGCCGTGCGAGTGGCGCAAAGCGGCGCTTTATGGCAGCGGTCAGGCTCTGGATGGACGCCGCCCGCCGTGATCGGCGATCCTGCTGGCGGGGCGGTCATAGATGCCGAGGCGCGTGGGGCGATCACGGCGCTGCTTAATGCTTTGGCAGGCCAAGGCCTGATCAGTGTCAATTGA